GCATCAGCTTCTAATGTACCATCAATATCAGCATTTCCAGATATATCTAAAGTTGCAGCATCTAACTCACCTGTTAAAGTTACATTTCTAAAACTAGCTGCATCTTTATTTGCATCAACAACAACTGCTTTACTTGCAGCAACTGTTCCAGCAGTAATTCCATCTAGCATCTCTAATTCTGCTTCTGTTAATTCTGCACCAGATCCGAGAGTTAAAGTTCCTGTAACAGTAAGATTATCATTAACAGTTACTTCAGAAACTGTATGTCCAATTGAAATAGGTACACCAGATGTTGCAGTACCTATAGTAATACCATTTGAGGTATTAGAATTATCAATGTTTAACGATGTTGATGCATCTAGTGAAATAGTTGTACCATCAACAGCAAGTGTTCCATCTATATCTGTATTATCTAAATTAGCTGTACCATCAACATCTATATCACCAGCAAGATCAATACCTGCTGCACCTGCTAAAACTAAATCATCTGCTGAAGTATCCCATAACATATAGGCACTTGCTGTATTTCCAAAAAACTTTACATCATGTCCTGCATCATCAACTCCTACGGTTAATGTTCCAATTTGTACAACTCCATCTGCTGATTGATCCCATAGCCAATAGCTTCCAGCAGTATCACCAAAAAGCTTTACATCATATCCTGTACCATCAACACCAACGTTTATTGCATCAGAAAATTTAAATAGATCTTCATCTTCCATCCATGTAATAACACCATCACTTGATTCTCCATCAAATGTCATTACAATGTCAGTCCCTGCAGTTCCTGATCCAAATGTTGGTGCAAGAAATGCTGAAGCTAATTGATCAAATTCATCGTTTAAATCAGAGGCTTCAATTGTACCTCCGTCTACAATGCCAGCAGCACTTTGCCTAGTATAAGTGGCCATCTATCTTCTCCCTCCCGGTGTAAATTCTAGTTCAAATCCTTTTAAAGACCAAGGAATGTTACTACTTGTATCTGTTAGTTTTACAGCTACAGCAAATCCTGATCCTTCTACAGGTGTCCTTGTTATTGGTAAATCTCCTTGTCCCCATGCTGAAGTTCCGTACAAACCTGTTCCATAAATTGCTCCACTTCCTGATGTGGTTAGAGAAAATACATCTGGCTGAGGAGTTTCAATATCATCATAGTTATATTTTAAATATAAATTAGCACTCACAGCACCTTCAGGTTTCCAATTAATATTTACTCTTTGCATATTTTTTCTAACACCCGGATCACCCATTGTTATATCTGGTGATCTGTATGTAGCATCTAAGTTTGCTGTTGATCCAGCTCGTGTCCATACGTTACCTGATTCCTGTTTGTAGATATATCCATCATATCCACCATGTACAACAGTTTCTATATTACTTATATAATCTGAATCACAGCTGGAAACTTTTAATCCTTTTAAATCTGCATATTCGTATCCCATTTGTTGTGTATTGGGATTTACCTTTATTACAGCAATTAATCCTTTTTGTGAACCTTCTAGTCCTGCTGTTATAGGATAGAATAGACGATATTGTGATTTATCTCGTATTACTAAAGAGGTGACGTTATCGTATCCAATATCACTGATTCTTTCCTGAATTTGTTTGGATACGGTACCAAGTTCAACGTCTCCAATTCTTGTAGTACCAGCAATTGTTCTCATACCATCTGCAGCTAAGAATATAATATCTCCACCAAGTTCTTGTATAGAATGATGAGCAATTGTACCCACATTCTTTGCTACTTCGGCTAGTGCAAAATCACTGGAACTTGTTCCTGCTATTTTATAAATTCGTCTTTGGCAAAATATATATAATTCATTACGGAATACCTTTAATCCCGTGACTACATCACCAACTTTTATCTCTCCGGCACCAGTATTAAAATCATCTTCTGTAAATGGTCCAGAGAATATAACACTGTGAGTAGAATCAGACATACCTGCATAAAACATATGATTAGCAAAAGATTTTACATATTTTGGATTAGTAGGAGCTGTTCCTCCTCCTGTTGCATTTATTATATCTTCTGCGTAACTTGTATTTAATGAAAATGCTGCAGATGCTCCTGTAGCTATTATTATTCTATCTGTTCCATCATAGTTATACTTATCAAAATCATATGTATAGCTTGTACCTTTACTTGTAGCTCTGGAAGTCCAACTACCACTTGTTGTTCCTGTATAAACTGTACCTCCTCTTCCTGCTACGATAACCCCATTGAATATAGCAGATAATAATATTCTTTCATCAGCTGTAGCTACTTGTGTTACAATAGTAGAATTATATTTTGTCGTACCATTCAACTTTCTATATCCACCAGCTATATCAGGCTCAAAATTAGCAAGTTGCAAAGCTTCACCGGGATGCATGGTAAATACATCTTTGTTTAATACAAGTCCTCCAGCACAAGCTGCAGTAAATGGTTTTATATAGGAAGTATCTGGCATTTTATATTCTTGTATCTCTCATATACGATTGAAAATTTATATATTCTGTTCTCATTACCTGTAATTGTTTTTCATATTCTGCATAAGCCATTTGAGCAGCTTGTGGATCAGAACGTAATATATAGGCATAGTATTTAGATCTGGTAGTAATTACACTTTTGAATCTATCATCTAAATCTATTGTATCTCCATGTGCAGATAAATCAGTATGTACTTTCCAATATTCATATTGTATTGAATAATTACTTTTATCTGGTACTGGAGATAATCCAAATTCTTTATTTTGTGTAGGATATATCCAATCTGGTGTACCAAATGCTGATTCTGAATTAGTTAAATCTCTTTCTAAGTATTTTGTATTCCAGTCATCATAAGATAAATATCTTAATTTTTTTACAGGTATATCTTCAGAAACTCTAACATAGTCTACATCTAAATTATTAGCATCACTGTTAATAACAGTAATATATGTCGTTGCAACAGATGCTGTAAATTTTGTATCTAAAATATTTCCTTCTCCATAATTTGTTACAGTTACAGTATCACTTAAATCTGTTGTATCATGTGCAGACGTACCAACTTTTACAGCCAAGCTGGAACCTCCTGAAGAAGAATCTACTACTCGTACTTGTATTCTATATGTCTTATTCTTAACAGTAGATATAGATTGTGAAACTGCTGCATCGTTCAAACGACATCTACCGTTACCACCTGAATTGTACGCAGGAGTACCCTCTCCCACAGCACCAGTTGTAGCATTTGTCCAACTGGATATAGCAGATGTAAATTCACCGTTTGTTATTAACTCGGTTGGTATAAGTCTGAATGTATCCCAATCTATTTTTCTATAAGCTAAATCCCCACTTTGTGGAGATGCAGAAGAAGGCAGACTATACACTCGTTGTCCTGTTTGTGTTTCCTGTGTAGTAGATTTATATAAATCAGGAATTTCAGATATTGAATTATATATTTCATGCATAGCTTTAAGTACAAATTTCTTTACAGCTGTCTGTACTCCTCTGCTACTTGAAAATGTAGAAGAAGTTAATTCCGGTTCATTTAATTCGTTTAGAACATTGTTTACTAATGTTAAATACGTTGTAGCCATTATGTTTTCCTTTGACTTCTAGGTTTCCATCCTGTCTTTCTTAACGTACTAAATATATAAGCATTTGCACGTTTCTTTCCAAAACCCTTATTTTTAACTGTTTTCTTTAGTAATCTTTCCAGTTTCTTTGGCATTTCCATTTAATCTCTTTAATATTAAATTTACACTTTGTTCTATTGAACGTAACCTAAGCTCTGTTGAATCTACAACTGGCTTAGGCATATATTCTGGATAGTTCTTTGTTGTAACCAATTTTTTCCATGCTTCAGAACCTATTTTATGCACTGTCATAATTTTCTCTTTTTGTAGAAGGCAGGGGAGTTTTTAACCTCCCCCACCAGATATTATTAAGCAAAAGTTACATTTTGATCTTCATTATCTCCATGTCCATCACAGTCTGCTACGACTGCAAAAACTCTGACTTTTGCTGTAGTTGATACACCAACAGAGGATACTATATCAATAGTATCAGCCGATGCATAGTAAGCATAGCCAATAGAGGTAGTTCCAAGACTGGAATCACCTGCTCTTGCTCTTGTTGTTTCCATCCCTGCAGTAGGAGTAGATGCTGTGACCCAACGGTCTACATCAGCTCCATCTCCAAGAGATAGTGCATTAGAATTACCAGAACTATCTGCAGTTAGGACATCCATACCTGCATATAGAACTAGTGAGTTAGCAGGCAACTCTATTACTTCAATAACGTCAGTTGCTGCTGTTGTAAATTCGCTAAGGTCTACGATTTCACTATAGACTTTAACGGTAGGTGCACTGGAGTTATGACCAGTTGACCCACCACCAGTTATGGTCCATGTTGCCATTTATCATTCCTCCAATTATGCTGAATCAAGATCTGGAACACCTGTGAATACACCTTTGTATCCACTACCAGATCCTCTAAGTACTTTACGACCAAATACGTGTAAGCCACGTACTACGTCTGCAAAGCTGTCAGGATCACGTATTACTTCAGTTTTGGCAATATGTGAAGCAGTTGCTACTGCAGACATATGTCCAAATAAAGAATCAAATTCTCCTGAGTTAGTTGACGGTCCAAAAGTATGAGATGCTGCTGTTCCTGCAGAACCAACTGATAGAACATTAGATTGGTACAATTTAAATCCATGTACAACTTTATCTGTTACTAGTCCATTAGTTAATGCAGAAGGTCCCCCAATTACAGATGAATCCATGAGTTTAGAACTTGCTTGTCTCATTTTTTCATAGAATTGAGGAGGAGCAACAAACCAACGATTTTCGTTTGGTACGTCATTTTCATCTAAGACACGGGAACAAGTGCTAAGATAATTAGCACATTTGTCTCCGGTCGTACAGTCTATTGATGATCCAGCTGCACCCAGAGCAGTTGCACTGGTAGCTGCGTTATCAGCAATTGCTTTCAACACGTTATAATCATAAGCTTTTTTCAAAGTATATGCACCTGCTGAAGTTGAAAGAGCCTCCCAATTTACATGTGATTGTCTTTCCTCTATGTCATCAACCTTAAATGCAAAGTAATTACCTTGATCAATAGTCAATTGAATTTGATCATCAGTAAGTTCTTGTGTATTCACGGTTGTGCCACGAGCATAAGAAGCCACAGTAATGGTAGGTTCTTTCAGTATGTTTACAGTATCACCAAAATTCTCAATTTCTCCAGTATAATCGGTATTCGTAATAGCTTCTGCAACCGATGCTCTACGGAAATATTTAAGAACTTTCTGACTGTATATGGCTGGTGCCCAATTACCTTTTGCAAGGTTATTATAACCACCAGCTCTTGCCATAGTAGCCATACTATAGTCCTCCCTAGTTTAAGTTATGCCTCGTGATCAACCCGGCCTTCTTTCATGGCCTGATCAATCTCCGGCTCAAATTTTTCAAAATCCCAAGGTTTGAGTTTTTGAATCTCTGAAATCTTCCAAATCTTATTACCCTGACCTACATTTACATTTCGGCTAGTAGCCTTTGTAACTGCTTTGGCAGCATCGTTAGATTTAGTTGGTTTCCTTTTCCTGTCTATTCCAACATCCACTTTGTATAAGTCAACAGTCCTACTTGCCCAAACAGGATCGGTATTATTTTTAGTAATACCCTCAGAAATACTAGTAGGTTGTTCTTCAAGCCATTGTAAAAACTCAGGTGAAGCTTTGATCTCATCAAAATCAGGATGAATATGCAAAAGCTGTTTATAAGCAGATTGAACCTTTAACTTCTGTTCACGTTCAGAAATACGACCTATTTCAGCCTGTAAATCTTCTACTTGCTCTGAAGCCATCTTATGAGAAATGGTTTCAACAACTTGATATACATCTGGATACTTGTCTTTAAACTGTTCTAGATCTTCATCAGTCTTAGGGGGAACATACCGTACTTGTTTTTCAGCAACTTTACTTTGTGCTTCCAAAGTTTCCTTTTCCTGTTTCCATTCAGACAGTTTCTGATCGTAGTATGTTTTAAGATCAGCATATCTTTTCTTATAATCGTGCCCTTCCCTTTTTTCTGTAGGAATTTCTTCCTCATCGGGAACAGCACTTGCATTATTTTTATCCATAAAACCTTCTACTTCAGGAGTGGCTTCTATCTTGGCCTTGATATCAGTGTCCTCAGTTACTTCAGCTACTTCATCTTCAGTTGTTAATTCTCTATCTTTTCCTTGGTACATATTTGCACGAGGATCATTTTCAAGAATGCTTGCCTTGTTGTGTTTGTTAGTCTTTTTCTTTGCCATAGTTACCTCCTTTTACAGTGCCTCAAAAATTGAGGGTGGCTGTTTTTGGTTGCAGAATCCAGTGCCAGTGGCATACCGG